TTTGGGTCTGGCCCGCATTGGGCCGGCCAGCCCCCGATGTGCGGGTCGTTGGGAGGTCTTAAGGCGCGTTGAACTGCGTGAGGTCATCCAGCCGGAGCCAGAACGTCACGCTGCCCGCCGTCGCCGTGTTCAGGTTGTGCGCCGCCGTGCCGGTAAAGGCCGCGATCACATTGTCAGCCGCCAGCAGCGCATACTTCGTGCCGCCCACGATGTATGCCACCTGGCTGCCGGCAATCGTCTCCGTGCTGGCCAGATAGCGGTTCGAGCTGCCCGAATCACCCACCACCACGGGGCTGTTCACGATTGACGCATCACTGAACGTGAAGCCGGTCGTCACCGCCGCCGCAATGAGTTCAATCTTGGTGCCGATGGCCAGCTTGGTCGCGGCGTCGGAAGCGCCGCCCTGCGTGGTCCCCTGATAGGGCGCGAGGTTGAAGCTGCCCGTGTTGCCGTTGGCCAGCCCCGCGAGGTCGGTGTAATCCACCGTCACCGCGAAGTTCGCGCCCGTGATTTCTTTGTCCGTTTTGGACAGTAAGCGGAATTTCATAATTATTTTTTGATTATGGTTGCGTTGGTTTGGCGTCGCTTAAGTCAGCGGCGCATATTTGCCTTCGCCCTTCGGGTTCCAGCAGGTGAGCATCAGGATGGCTTCACAGAACGCCTCGTATTGGCCGCCCTCATAGGGTTTCTGCACCCACTTGGGCATACCGCCCGTGCCCCACGCCACTTCCCACATATCCTGGTGCAGGAACAGGCCGGAGTAGGTCGTCAACGTCGTCGCGGCCGGTGCCAGCGCGTAGTTGTTGTAGCTCAACACCAGGTCGAGCGGCCCAAACGGCGTGATGTAACGGGTGATGCCCCGGTCGAGGACGCCGCCGCGAATCTCGGACGGATAAGCGCCCGCGTTGATCGTCGTGGCCGTGCTCGGCACGAAGATGGGGAAGTTGTTAAACGCCCGTTGCAGGTTCGGCGCAATGAACGCCGTCACCGGCCGCGTGCTGCGGGTCGTGGTGCCAATCCCCTGCATGATGTTCAACACAACATCCTCGGAGAGCGCCGCCGTCGCCGTGGTGTTGATCTGCGTCGTTGCCGGATACAGGGTCGGGTCAACCGCGTATTGCGACTGCGCGCTGGCCTGAATCCAGTTCGGCACGCCACGAGTCATGTAACCCTTGGTGCCCGTCTGGCCCACCACGCATTCCTGCGCCGAGAGAAAGGCGCACTCGATGTCCTTCGAGAGTTCCTTCGTCTGGTTGGTGATTTCGCGCGCCAGCTCGTCCGCCACGCCGGCCTGGTTGCCGTAGTCCTGGGTGAGCTTGGTCACGTTCGCCGCCTTGGTCATGTATTGGATGAGGCTGCGCAACTGTTTGCGGTTTTCACCGGCGGATTTCGCACCGATCACCGGCACGCCATCAGGGTGTGCATTGGTGATGGGGGTGCGGAAGGTGTCCGCTTGGTAGAGCCGTTCCGGTTGGACTGGGGCTTTCCCGACGGGAAGCCAGCCAAGAAACGGGGTGTCAACCATCTGGACGTTCGTCACGACGTTCGCCCAGTCTTGTTGGACACCTACGACTTGTTCAAAAGGTAATGCCATAAGTTCAATTTTGTTGTTTGTTCAATTGAACCATCGTTGTTCACGCCGCCACAAAGCTGCGCGTGTATTCCTGCACTTCCGCCAGGGACGCCGTGCCCGCCTTGATTTTGGCGCTCAACGCATCGTTCGCACCCGTTCGCGGCAATGCCGCCACGGAGGTTCGCGGTGCGCCGGGGGCCGCTTTCGCGGGCGGCTTCGGGGCGGCTTTCACCGCCGGTGCGGCACTCGCCGCCGGCTTGGTCTTGGCCATGTATGCCTGTTCGCCCAGGTATAACTTCGTCAACAACACCGGCCAGTCCGACCGCTGCCGGAGCAGCGGGTTTTCCACCAGAATGCGCTGCGCACTCTGGAAGGCCGGGGATTGCTTGTCGCCGAGTTCTGGAAACAGTTGCACCGCCGCCGCGAGACTCTGCTGGTTTTGCGCCAGCCAGACCTTGCGCGGTTGCGCCTGCGCCTGCGTCATGCGCGCACCCTCATACACCGCCGCCAGAAAGTCGCCGACCAAGTCGGCGCTGGCTTCGGCAAGGGGTGTGCCGCCAATCTTTTCCACGCCGCTGGCCTTGAGCCGTTCCGCCACGGCTTCCACGCCGTTTCGGTTCAGCATCTGCTGCAATCGGTTCGCCTCGGATTCGGTCGCGGCTGCCTGCGTCACGCGGGCATCCACGGCCTCAAAAGTCTGACAGTCGGCCAGCATCTCCCCCGCGCTCGGCGCGGTGGTGGGCTGACCTGCTGGCGACACCGGCTCGGCCGGCGTCGCGGGAGGCGGCTTGATCTGCTTTTGGATTTCGGCCAGTTGTTCCTTCACCGCGCGCAACTCGGCGCGGGCGTCCTTGCTTTCCGTGCGCTCTTTGACGAGCGCGCCGTGAAGTTTCTTTTCACCTTCCGTCCACGTCGCCATTTCGTCCGCCGTCGGCTCGTCGCCTGCGGCAGCTTCCGGGGCTGCGGGTAAAGGTTCCGCCGGTTCGGCCGGCGTCAATTCTGGTGATGGTTCTTGACCAGGTTCGACGACGGGCGGTGCCGGAGTCGCGGGTAGTTCGCCGGCAATGGATTTGCGGGCGAGTTCCGCGAAGTCGTTAAGGGTTGATGGTGCCGGTGCAGCCGCCACCGGGGCGGGTGTCACTGGAGCAGCCGGTGAAGCCGGGGCTGCTGCCGGTGCCGCGCTCGGCGCGGCGGGGGTTGCTACGGGTGTTGACATATTTGCCCCAACTCGGTTGGCGCAATGCGACTTAACACCCGTTACCGAAGAATAAGAAGTGTCCGCTCCGCCCAACCACCCTTAACCACCCCAAACCACCCTTAACCGCCATTATGACCGAGCGGAATGTTTTACTCCGCCTTGTGGCTGGCTTCCAATACCTGCTGCAACTGCTGCTCGAAGTCCATCAACATTCCGACCCGTCCGCGTGCCCGGTGCGCTTCCGCGTCGTCTATGCCCGCCTTCGCCACCGCCTCCGTTTCAATCGTCAGGTTCGCGCGCACCAGCGCCGTCAACATCGGCCACAGCGGGTCGTCCTGCGCCAGGAGTCCCACGCGGGCCTTGAGCCGTTCCAGATCATGCTTCGGCACGATGGCCGGCACTTGGTTTTTCCGCTTGCTGAACAGGTGCATAATTTTTTAGTTGTAAACGTGCCGGTAAATTTCCCGCCACTCATTTGTCCAAAAGTCGTAAAATTCGTATTTGATGTAACGGCAATCAAAGCCCGAAAGCGGGGACGCCTCGAACCACTTCCAAAACTCATCGTTTAATTTTCCAAACATCATTGCGCGTTGATCATCTGCGGCGGCGTCAGCGGCTGCTTGATTTGCATCTGCGTCTGGATGCCGCCCGGTGTCTGCGGGTTCACCCCCATCTTGCCAATCTGCTGGTTCTCCGGCTGCGTCACGCCGATGAATTTCAGGTTCTGCAAATACTTCGTCAGCAGTTCCGAGAAACGTGGGTCGGGATTGCGCGGGCCGATTTGCTGCACGATTTGTCCGGCATTCTGTCCCGCCACCGTCGCCAGCGCGTCATCCGTCAGCGCCCGCAGATACGTCGGGTTCTGCGTCACAATCTGCTGCACGTCCTGCAACAGCCCCGCCGCCGTCGGGTCGGCTTTGTCCATGAAGTTGGGCGGGTTGCCGGCAAACATTTTCAGCACTTCCAGATTCGCCTTGTCCATCAGCGCCTGGCTCGCATCCGGCAGCGGTGTCACCAGCCGTTTCGCCGCCATCGGGCCGAGAATCGCCCGCACCATGTCGCTGCTCCACTGCGCCCGGTTGATCGTCCCCATCACGTCCGCCGGCAGCGCGATGTTGTTCATCGTCTCAATGCGTTTCATCATCAGCTCGCTGTCCAGCTCCCGCACGTCAAACATCAGCGAGACGTTCAGCACGTCCGCATCGTCCCGGTGCGCGTCCAGCCAGCCCGCCGGTGCGCCCGTGATGTCCCCAAAATCCGCATCCTCCATGTGGACGCGGCACAGCGCCATCACCTGCTGCATGGCCTTGTTCCACGTCATCAGGAAGCGCGCCACCGCCATGCTCTGCGACATCTGCAAGCGCGGGGCCGGCACGTCCTCGGACATCAGCCCGTAGGAATTGTCCTTCATCTTCGTCACCGCCGTCAGCACTTCCACGCTCTCGGACAACCCCTGCCCGTTCGGCGTCTCCATGAATTTTGGCTCCTTGCCCATCCGCACATAGTTCTGCACCGCCGGGCCGAACTTGTATTGCGCGCCCGTCGGCGACTCATACACATTCACCGGCGGCAGCGCCGTGATGTTCGCCCGGTCAATGATGCTGTCCAAAATCCCCTTGATGATGTTCTGCGTCGTGTGCGCCCGTTCCGGCACGCCGCGCGAACTCGTGATGCTGCGGCACCACCACTCGCGCACGCCCGCCGCGTAGGGCAAATCCGCGCCGCAACCCTCCACCTCCTCATGCTTCGCGCAACTTTCCGTAATCAGCTTGTGAATCGTCGTGTTGTAAATCGCCGGCACGCCGTCCGCATCCGCCGCCCGGTAGATGCAATGCAGAATTTCAATCAGCGTGTTGTTCAACGTCGGCTGCGCGCTGAACACCGGCGAGGAAGTCGCGCCGCCCGTCAACCCGCCCAGCCCCAGCGGCGTGGCGCGGATCTCCATCGGGGCCGCCGTGATGGCTCCTTTATACTTCACCGCCTTTTCCACCCAGTCCTTGTCGTAGCCGTCGGTGATGATGCGGCTGCGCAATTCGCCCTCATGCACGCGCTCCACTTGGAACACGATTTCATTTTCCGTCGTCAGCTCCGGCGGGATGAAGACTTCATCCCACGGCTTGAGCGCCGCAATCTCCGGCTGGTTTTTAGCCAGGTAGGCAATCGGCACCGTGCCCGTGCCCGTGTCCCGCAAATCCTGCACCGCCTTGCGCACCGTGGAAATTTTCACGTCCGGCACCGCGTCCTGCATATCCGCCGGCACTTCGTTCTTCACATAGCGGTCATACCATTGCGACAGGAATTCAATCGCCGCGTCCTCCTGCATCGGGTCGGCGATCATCGTCGGCAGTTGCGCGAGCTGCACCAACTGCGGGTCAATCGCCGGGCCGGGGTCTTGCCCCTGATCTTGCGCCTGCTGCTGCTGGCTTTGCTGCTGCTGCACCTCCTGCGCCGCCTGCTGGATTTCCGCCAGCGTGATGGTCTTCTTCTTCATCCCAATCTCCCGCCGCCAGCGCGGGGCCAGCACCATCCAGCCGTAGTGCTCCTCGTATTGCGCGGACAGCTCCACCTCCCGCGTCAGGTCGTAAAACATCAGCCGGAAAATCAGCCATTCGAGCAGCGCAATCGCATAGTTGCCGTCGTCCGTCTCGCTGCTGCCCGGCTGCATTCGCGCGTGCCAGAACGCCGTGGCCTTCATCGCCGCGCGTTCCGCAATGATGTCATCCACCACGAACGGCCGCATATCACTTGCGCCGTCAAAGGGGATGGCCGCGCCGTCCTTCTTGCCGGGGATGTCATGCTTGCGGCCGTCCACAAACTGATTCGGCCAGCGGCAGAACCGGGTGTTGTCCAGCCACGCGAGTCCGCCCGCTACGACGGGGCCGCAGCGTTGGAACATATTGGAAAGCTCCGGCACGTTTGGTTTGCCGGAGTCGAGCAGATAGGAAGCATTCATGGTGTGCGATTGTCTCCCAACGCCCGCACACCGGGGACTGGCCGTAATAGCGCCAGCAGCTCGCGGGTCAGATACTTCGGCCTGACCTCGCCCGCCAGACGATGCACCACCTGCGGATTGGCGTCAACCACCTTTCGGAAAGTTTCCTTGTCCGCGATGCCTAAAACTTCGCGGGCAATCTTCCCGTTCACCCGCGCCGGCAGTGCCTCGGTGTTCATTTCTTTCTCTCCTTCAAATCATCCACGAGCCAATCCAGGTCGTGAATCGCCCACGCCAGCTCGTGCTGCCGCGCTTGCTGTTCGCCCGCGAGAATACAATTGCGCTGCTGGTCCGCTTCGGCCAGCCGGGTTTCCAGCCCCGTGTGCCGCGCCACCAGCTTGCGCCGCAGCCGCTTTAGAATTTTAATTTCAGCGTCCATTTGATTTCCTTTCGGCGTCGTCCAGTTCCCGGCGGCAGCGTTGCAGTTGCCACCACCACATTTCTTCCGGCTGCTTCAACGCGGCGAGCACGCCACCATCAAACGCCCGCTCAATGGTCAGCCGCTTCCGGCCACTCTTGCGTTGCACTATGATGATGATGGTTTCATTCATTCGGTGTTGGTGGTTAAATGTTGAATGTTCCCATTAGTAAGCCGCCCCGCCGCCATAACTCCCCAACGCGCCCGGCGGTAGATGGCCAATGTCCATTTTCGCCAGCCCCTTGAGGCAATCAATCGGGTCTTTGCTGGCACCCTTCAACCCGTCCACGCCCGTCCACGTCCGCAAGCTCCAGATTAAATTTTCACACTTGCGACTGACGTAAAACTTCGGACAGTTCAACGGCGTCACCGGCTCCGCCGGATTCCACCCGGCCGTCAGCCAGTTGTTCACCCATTGCTTGCCCTCCTCGATGCCGCAGTCCGCGCCCGCCATCACGTCCCAGCCCGGCACCGTTATCTTGCCGTCCGTGTCGCGGATGGGGTCTTGCAGATAGTCAATGTAAGTCCGCGCCTCCTCATCGCTCGGCACACTTGTTCCCGCCGGGCGCGGGTCTAACCGCCGGTCGCGCACGTCCCAGGTGCCGTTGGCTTCGATCTCGCGCACCAGGCGCTTGTAATCGTTGAAAGATTTCCCGTGCCCCATTGTCTGCCCGCTGCCGGCCTTACCATCAGGCTTGCTACCGGGCACCGCCCACTCGCCCATGCTCTCCACGTCCGGCCATTCGCGGATCACCCACTTGGTGCCGTTCCGGTCAACGCCCACCCACAGCATGAACCAGTTGCGGTCGCCGTGCGGGTCGCTCCAGTGGTAAATCGTCAGCTCGTCCAGCGGCGGGATTCGATCCGGCTCGACAATGTGCCACTCGCCAAAATTCGGGAACGCCTTGCGCGCCAGCTTCGTCGGCCAGCCCCACAGCCTTTCCAGCGCAAAATCCGCCGGCTTGCCCTGCACACTCTCGGCAATCGCCTCGACGTTCGTGTAAGGGTTGAACATCGTCGGGAAGCACAGGCCGTAGCGCCGCCCGTTGCCGCCGCCGCTCTGCACCACCAGCGGCACATGGCCGGGCGGACAACCCTTCACCAGCTCGCGGTCTTTCGGCATCAGCCATTCACCCCAAGTCCAGGTGCGGTGCCACCAGTCCCAAACCACCTTGCGCGCCGGGATGACTTCCAGAATCACCGCGCCCTCGATGTATTGCCCCACCGTCTCCGTGTAGCCGCCGACCGGCGTAAAGCCGCCCAGCATCACGCCGCCCTTTTTGTGGACGCGAAAGCGCGCCGTCTCCAGCAGCTCCGCCGGGGCTTCCTCGTCCCACGTCAACACGTCGCACTCGCCGCCCTCGACTGATTTCTTGTCCTGTTCGTAAGCCTTGTAAGTCGGCAGCAGGCACGCGCTCCGGTTGGGCAGGATGAAAACATTTTCCGAAAAGCCCGTCGCCTCCTTGTAGGAAATCTTGATGGTCGTCCCCTGCGATTTTAATTTCCGCAGTTCCGGCCTCATGTATTTGTAGAGCGCCCGCTGGATATAGCGGATGCTCGTCATTTCGTTCTGGCTGAAACACCGCGCCTCACTGCCCGGCTGCGTCTCCAAAACCTCCATCGCAATTTTTCCCTGCACCTCGGTCTTGCCCGACCCGTTGCCGCCCAGCAGCACGATGTCGTTGCACGGCTTGCCCATCTTCCAATCCTTCGGCGCGACACTCACGCCGAAAGTTCCCGGCGAATAGGTGCCGGCCAACAGCGCGCGGAGCAGGCGCATCGGCGGCTGTTCCCAGCCGTAGGTCAGCGGGTCGTGCCGCTCTTCGGCAATTGCCCGCTCGCGTCGGGCGTGAAACTCATGCAACCATGACGCGCCTTTCTGCGCGCCCATTTCGCGCAGCCACGCATCCGACGGGATTGGCACCGTGGGGTGAACTGTCCACACCCACGGGCCAACCTTCATGGTCGCTTCGCTCATCATTGATGGCGACGCGTGCCTGGTGACAACGGTTCAGCAATAGATGTTGGCGGCATCGCCATCGGCGCTGGCACTTCCGGGTAACTCTTATTAAGCGCCTTGGCTTGATACTCCGCTTCCACCTTTTCGGGGTCGGCAAGATAGCGCCCCAATTCCGATACCAACTTTAAGCGGTCATCAAAGACTACCTGCTGGCACCCCAGCCCGCAGATATAACCATTCAGCGCGGGCGTAATGGTGATTTGCCGAGTCATACCGCCTCCGTCGGATCAGGGTTGATGCCGCCCGTAGCCCCGAACGCTGGCACCTTAGCCGCCGCGATGTCGTCCGCGTGCAGGACTTCCTTCAAGTCCGGCATCGGGTCATTGGCGCTCGTGATGGCAATTTTTCCATTGCAATCATTGTTGCCCGCCACCGCGTCATACAAGATGCCCGCCACTGCCGGCCGCCACTGGTTGCCCAGCAGCACCACCTTGTCACCATTTTTCGCTGGCCGTCCATTTTTGTAGTGCATACTTACTCTTTCGTTTTGGTTCCGGCACTTTCAACCGCAGCCGGTTTCTCGGTTTGCTTCTTCGGCAAATTCGTTGCGCACTCTTCGATGGCCGCCAGCCATTCCAGCGCGGCCTTCGCCGTGTGGTTGCGCTGCCAGCAGAGCAAGTCCACGCACGCCATGGATTCCTGTTCGTCCAGCGGCACGCCCAGCGCGTGATACTCGCTCGCCCGCCCCATCACCCAGGCGTGAACGGGACGCGGTTGCCGGAACGCATAGGCCGTCACCACCAGCGTCTGCGCGTGCGTCAGCGGGATGTCCCGCCCAAACATCGCCACTTCGCCCGTCGGCACCTTGCCGTAGCGGTCGCGGTTTTCCTCCTGCCGGCGTGACCATTCCGCCAGCACGGCAACCTTGTGTTCGCGCAGCGCCGCCAGCAGCTCGTCGGGCACCTTTACCCCGCGCACCCGCGCCTTCCCATCCTCGACCACGAGCGTCGCCCCCGCCTGGTGCAGGGCATCAATGATTGCTCCCGCCGCTGGTTGTTCGGCGTTGAATGTTGAATGTTGAATGTTTTCCATTTTCAAATCTCCTCATCCATTTCCACGACGTTCTTCTTCGCGTAGCACACCGGCACGCGCCGCTTGTCCGCGAGCTTCCACGGGCTGACTTCCAGAAATTGCAGGCTATCGAAATGAAACCACAACCACCGCGCCGGACAGTCGCCGTCCCCGCCGCGCTGCGCGTCCACGATGAAGTAGGCGTCATGCAAGACCACCAGCCGTAGAAATTCCTCCTTCTGCTCCGGCGGGATTTTGTCGAGGATGTCCAGCATCGCGTTCCAACTGTCCTTGAACACCTGCGGCGCGTTGGCTTCCGGCGCGCCGCCCAGCAGCCGCTTCCACGGCGGCATCGGCGGCATCGGGTCGCGTCCGGCATTTTCCTCAATCCATTTGTCGGTGCAGGCTTGGATGATTTCTTCCAGCGCATCCTGCTTGGCCCGGTTGCGCCACACCACGATGACGTTGAATGCGAGATTGGAAATGTAGCTGCTGCCCATCACGTCATAGCGGCGCGGGATGATGGCTTCGCCCTTGCGGTCGTTCGGCTTCTTGCTGTGCGCCACCAGGTGAACGTGGACATTGTTCGCCTGCGCAAACAGAATCAGCCGATCCAGGAAGCCCCGTTGCGCGTTCCAAATCTCCTGCCCCTCGCCGTCCAGCCCGCTGAAGCGCATCAGCGAATCCAGCACGAACTGCCGCACGCCGAACCGCTGGTAGGCATAGAGCATCACTTGCAACACG